GAACCATCACTACCTGATGAACCTGAAGTACCACTTGAACCATCACTACCTGATGAACCTGATGTTCCTGATGAACCATCTGAACCTGAACTTCCGCTCGTGCCTGATGAACCATCACTTCCTGAGCTACCACTCGTACCTGACGTACCATTTGTTCCACCACTAAATGGAACACCATTGATAAGATATTGTCCTGTTATATCTATTGAACCTGTTACGCTCATTGAACCAGAAACATTTACAAGATTGTCTGCAACAATATCAATACGTTTTACTGAACCATAATTGTCAACCTTAACATATGTTACATCATCACCGATGAATATTTGTCCACCACTTCCTGTGATGTGTGTGTCTGTTGGTGATGTATTATATATTTCCAAATATCTTGCATCTGCGTTGTTTGGTTGCAAGAATAAACTTCCTGTACCTTTTATACTACTTACTCCTAATGAGCCAGTAAGTTCTGTCTCACCATATACTGTTAAATTATTCTGCCACGCAGGGTAACCAACTATTACATCACCTTCACCACCATCACCGTTAATATATAACGTTCCCTGATTTAAAGCTGAGAAGTATAAAGCTCCTGATACATTATCAGTTGACACAAAAGAATTACTTGGGAACGTTACATTCCCTTGAATTATTTGTGCTCCAATAAATGTATTACTACCTGTGGTTGCAAATGAACCTGTGTTGGTAAATTCAATTGGTGAACCATTAACGGTTAATGAACCTGAGATATTAACTTGCGTTGTACTCATTTGTAATGGTGAGTTAGTACCATCACCTGCTTGTATTGTTTGTAATGTATTTGTTAAGCCTGACGTACTATCAGTCATCTTTAATAATCCCTGATAAGATTGCGATACATATAAATTTGTAAGTTGCCCCATATTATTTTAATATTTTTTGTTTTGTTTTATACTTTTCTCCATACTTTAGATATTGTGTTCCATAATTCCGCTAACTCGTACCACTTCTTACCTTCTGTTACGAATGGTAATTCAGGTAATACACATCTGTTATAATCAAATGGTTGAGTAAGTTGTAAGTTCATCGTCCACCCACCAATTAAAGTCTCAAAAGATTCAAGGAATGGGTTACACGTTGCGTTCCATTCTGATTCGTACTCACTCAAATAAAGTATGGTGAATATGTCATTACAAATTTCAAGTCCATCATTCATCACATCTCGTTGATTTGATAAGTCAGCGTTAATTACATCAGTTATTATTATTTGGAAATTATATATCAATTCATTTTGTGCTAAAGTTGTAGTACCTGGTACAATCCACATCCTCGTATAGACAGGTTCTTTTTCTGTCTCTATATCCATTGTAAGTTGTGTTACATCACCGAACCCATAAGAATTAATTTGTTCGTGTGCTCTTGCTATCTCTTTTAAATCATCTAATACTAATTTGTAATTAACTTCATTCACCGATGTTGGTAATGTTAATCCTGATATTGGTAATACACAATTATTGTAGTCAAATGGTTGCTCTATTGTTAAGTTGAGTGTCCACCCTCCAATTAAAGTTTCATAAGATTCAAGGAATGGTTCCACATTACTGTTCCATAATGGTTCATAATCTATACTGAACCCACCGAATGTAGCTGTATAAGACTGATATAAGATAGTCCATACGTCTTTTGCTATTTCCAACATATCAGACATTACATCTTCCTGATTGGATAAGTCAGCGTTTATAATATCACATATAATAATTGAGAAATTATAGTCGATTCTGTTCTGTGCAAACACTGTTTGTCCGGGTACAACGTACATTTTTCCGTACACTGGCTCCTGTTTTGTCTCAATATCCATCGTTAATTGGGTAATATCCCCATAACCAAACGAGTTTAACTGAGGGTGGTGGTACGCAATACCACTTAAATCCTGTATAATCTGCTTATAATTAACCATTACTTATAAATATAAAAAAATCTAAATCGGTTATTATACTGCGCCTTGTGCTTGTCTTGTAATTCTATTTATTTCTTCATCATAATTGATTAAGAATGATAATTGGTTTAACGCTTCCACCAACGTTTTTTCGTAGATGTACTCGTGTTTTGTATAATCATTTCCAGCCAATTTATTGACGACAACGAACCAACCGTAGACTTTTTGAAAAGAACGCTCATTATCAGCTTTCTCATACTCCACGCTATTTTTATCTTCGTCCATATCGACAGCTTCATCACTGAAGACAGCTGGAAATAAGCTGAATATTTCCTTGCGAAGTTGATAAAAAAAAACTGAGCTGATAAGACAACACTAATATCTAATTTCTGTTTGAATAGTTCTGCCCTTATCTTCATTGTTTTAATATCGTATTTCTCAATATCAAAATCGTGTTTAGTCCTTTCAGTTACAATAGGTCTGTACATAATTGCTGCAAGTATATGTAGCATATCTAACAACTCATCTTCCTTCTTAGTTGAGATTGTATCCATATCAATATATTCTGCAAATGATATATCCCTCCAATTAGGAAAGAATCCATACTCCACACCATCTAATATAAATCTATCTTTAAACTTAGGTACTTCTTGTGGTATTAATTTTAATACTTCTTCTGCTAAGAAAGTTACTTGCTCATAATCAGTTTCTAATATATCTTCTACTGGCGCACCTGTAACTAAGTTCAATAATTTAGCCGCATAATAATCATCACTAAATAAATTCTTTATCTTGTAAATCTTTACGTAATGTCCTATCGTCATTACTTCAGGTATCTCATACCCCTTGTCATCAATCTTAAATTTTATCATATATATTAATTTATAAAGGAAATACTATACTTCCCTGTTGTCTTATGGTTCTGCACCTCAAATAACATCTTCATACAAACCGCATCGCTTATATCTGGCGAGGTGCCTAATATCTTCTTCATTTCATCCTTGCTGTGTACACCAATCTTATTATCCTTATCTGTGTCTTTTAATCGCACACTTAATAATTCTTGTGTTAGTGTGTCAATTATATTAGGGTCTAATACATTGATTGATATTAATCCTTCCTTAAACATCTCACTTAGTTTAACGTAGCACTGTGATTTTAAATTGGTATAGTTTTGTTTATGTAGTGGTGCACTATTGTTTATGAAATTCTTTCCACGTATCTGATCCGCAACTCCTCCTCCAACTCCATCAGAATCTATTACAATGTTCTGTGGATGGATACCATACTTACCAATTAAGTCCGTTATTTCAGCACTTAACTCAGTGGTTGATAGTTTGGTATAGGTAAGTATTTCGGTGATGACATTACCCACCCAAATCACTATTACAGACCTATCTGAACCGAACCTTGCTACGTCCACTGACATATACTTCTTATCATCCACATTTGGTGGTGTCTTGAATATACTTGCACCTATTGTATCAAAATCAAATAGACTATCTTCTTCCTGTTCGTAGTTCCAATCACCAAGATATAAACGCTTCATTTGTTTTGGTGGTAAGTTTCTAAGTATATCCAAATATTCTGCAGGTAAGAATTTATTATCTGTTGGTAAAGCCTGTATGAATATCTTAGTTGCATCTAATGTTCCCTGCATATGTGGTAAATAAAACTCTTGTTTCAACCACGATTGAGATGGGTTACAAGACATAAAGAGTGTAGGTTTTAATTTATACTCGTTAATCTTATATCTTAATAGTGAACGTACTACATCATATGCTTGTCTTGATACTTGTGCAACCTCATCAATAAAAGCAATTGTTAATTCTAATCCCCCCAAACTATCGTAGTTAGGATCTGATGGATTGTATTGCAAATCCCTAAACACAATCTCACTACCATTAAAGAATTTTAATTCGTTTGATTGTTGATTGTATGTATAATGTTCAGGTTTAATTCCACACTCCTTGAATAAATCTAATAATGTTTTGATTGTGGTTACTCGTAACTGCGTTAAAACTGTACGTCCTATAAGCGCCCTAATACCAGGATAAGTAAGGCACATATATAAAACCCAAATAGTACCCAAATAGGATTTGCCAGAACCTTTTGCCCCACCGTATAATACTTCACGATGTGTTTTATCAAGTAAGATTTTAAATGTCTCAGATTGCTTCTTAGTTAAGTTTAAATTTATTTCCATTTTAATTTATAAATCCTTGCAAATCAATTGGTTGAGTTGCTTCAGCCATTTGTTGATTTATTTTAATCTTACTTGCTAAGTGCGCTAAATGTATAACCTTTTGTTCGTCATTCATCTTAGCCATCTTGTTCATCTCCCTGTCGTACATTTTCTTTACGTCTTGCGCTTGCTTTCTTTTGTGTCTTCTTCCTATTCCCATAAATCCGAATTGAAGTTTTTTGTGTGTCTTGAATAAAAAATTATTCAAAATTTAAGTTTATTTTAATTGGTTCACCATTTGTGGTAATGTCTACCTTCTTAGTTCCTTCTAAGCCATATAGTTTGGTGATTGAGTCTAATACCTCACGTTCAACTCTTTTGTTGTTGTCCTGTCTTGCACGAGTTAGTAAATCAAAATACCTTTCCACTTGTTGCTCAATAAGAACATCCGCTTCTTCGTTGAATCTTTCCTTAATAACATCCTTACATTTTTTCCAAGTTGCATCTGCTGTACGTTCTGATACGCCATACATCTTGCTGAACGTTACTCTAAACTCTCCTGATGTTAATCTTTTATATAACATAAGTTCTAACGCTTCGGTTAGCTTCTCACTATATTCTACAATTGTGGATTTACGTCCACCTGTTTTTTTCTTTTCTTCCATTATAATAATTTTAATGTGTTACGTACATAATAGTCTAACTTTATATACGCTTTATTTTTGCAGCAACTATATACTACATCTTCATTAAATATAGATTTATAGATACTGTTCGCTTTATCTTTATGTTCTTGTATAGCACCTGATGCTTTTAACACCATATGTGCAAATAATATATCCTCATTGGATACACTACTAGTTGGTTGTTGTACTACTCGTTTATTCTTCGCCATTTTCTATTGGGGTTATTACATCTATATTATTAAACCAATCTATTTCCCCCTGCTCTTTACCCCACTTATCCATTTCGAAGGCGTGTTGCCCCTCAGGAGTGTCAGGAAAGGTACTTCTTACTACTTCATTAGGTTTTGGGTTTCTTATAACTGGCTTTCTACATCCACACGGCATCTCTATCTATTTAATTTTTCTTTTATGTCATCCTTGACTATCTTCCTTATCT